GTCTCGAAACAACTGCTCGTAATCTTTCTGCGATGGTTGCTAATGGTACTGAGTTGAAATATTCTTATGAATTTTTTTCACCTACCACTGTTGATACTAAGCTTCAGTTAAAACTTCTTGTCTGATGCCTATTCCTATTGCTGCTCTTGCTGCTGCTGCTCCTATTGTGAGTGGCGCTATTGGTTCTGCTTCTACTTCCGCTACTAATGCAAAACAGGCGCGCTATAATACCGCTATGTATGAAAAGCAAAAACGCGACAATCTTCAGTTTTGGAATATGCAGAATGAATATAATTCCCCCCAAAATCAAATGCGTCTTTTACAGGAAGCCGGTCTTAATCCTCACTTGATCCATCCTAATTCTGGTCAATCCGGTTCTATTTCTACGCCTGATACTCAAGGTGTACAGTTTCGTTCACCTGATTGGGGTCAAGGTCTTGACAAGGCTCCACTTGCTTATATGAATGCTATTTACGATCTTGAGATTAAACAGGCTCAAACCGATCTTCTTAAGGCTCAAAAAACTACTGTTGAAGAAGATGCTTTATTGAAGCGCACTAACCGTGAACGTGGTCAATTTGATTTGGCTTTCGAAACTGATCTTCGTGATGTTTCTGCTGATGCTCGTCGTGAACGTGTTCGTCAAATGCAGGTTGGCTCTGATCTTGCTCTTAAGGAAGATGTTCGTCGTGAATTAACCAACGCTTCTTCTTTGCGTGAGGCTGCTCAGCGCATTCTTAATCTTCAATCTGAACGTGGTCGTATTGATGCCGATACTCGCCGTATTCAACAGAATATTCGTTTGATGGTACAAGATGGTACTCTTAAGGATTTAGAGATTGAACTCCGTAAGATTGGTCTTAATCCTAATTCTCCTTACTGGGCTACTATGCTTGGTCGTGTTTTTTCTTCTGATGCTCCGGGTAAGTTTCTTGATTATCTTAAGGGTACTGCATCTCCCGGTACTTCTGATGGTCTTAAGTCCCTTATTTTTGGTTCTGGTTTTAAGGCTCCTCTGGAGCGTAAACGTTGATTTTTTCACATTTAAATTTTATATTATGCGTTTTTCTCGTCGTGGTCGTCGTGGCCGTTCTCGTGGTCGTCGTGGCCGTTCTCGTAGTCGTTCGTCTCGTTCTTATTTCGTTAGTCGCGGCGGTATTCGTCTTTAACCTTATCCCTAACTTCCACGTGGAATAATTGTTCCACGTGGAACAATTCTTAAAAAATGGCTAAAAACATTTTTAATTCTGTTCTTCTCCCCGGTGTTAAGTCAAATAATTTTGATCTTTCACATGATTTTAAGTTTTCTTGCCAAATGGGTCGTATTTACCCCACTATGGTATTAGATACTATTCCGGGAGATAATTTTCGTTTTAATTCTCAAAATATGCTTCGTTTCATGCCTCTTGTGTCTCCTGTGATGCACAAAGTTGATGTGAATAATTATTCTTTTTTTATTCCTAATCGGATTCTCTGGCCTGAATGGGAGGAATGGATTACACGCCGTTCTGAAATAGAGGCACCTTATTTTGATGTTACTGAAATTACTGTTGGTTCTTTAATGGATTATTTGGGTTATCCTGTTGGTGAGTATGCGGGTACTCCTTTGCGTGTTTCTGCTATTCCTTTGGCTGCTTATCTTAAGACTTGGAATGAATATTTTCGTGACCAGAATTTGCAGTCCGAATATGCTTGGGAGTTAGTTCCCGGTAATAATGCGCCTAATATTTTTGATGCTTCTGATGGGGAAGAATGGTTTCAAGTCCCTCCTCCTCGTGCTGCTTGGAAGGCCGATTATTTTACTAAGGCTTTACCTTTTGCTCAACAGGGTGACATTGTCCAAATGCCTCTTACCACTGCGCCTAATCAGTTAGTTGAACTTGTGCCTTTTGGTGATAATGATAATCCGATGTTATGGAAAAGTGCTGATAATGATGTTCTTTCCGCTAATGGCGATGCTACGCAGTCTGCTGGTCCTTCTCCTTTTACGAGTTCTGCTCACGTTAACGGTGATCCTGCTGTTCTTGACCCTAATGGTCGTTTGTCTGTGGATGTTCAGTCTGATGCTGTCGATATTAATACATTTCGTTGGGCAATTAAATTACAAGAATGGTTAGAGCGTAATGCCCGCGGTGGTGCCCGTTATGTTGAAAGTATTATGTCTCACTTCGGTGTTCGTTCGTCTGATGCTCGTTTGCAACGTCCTGAATTTATCGGTATGACTTCCCAAAACATGGTTATATCTGAAGTTCTTGCTACTGCTCAAAATCCTGATCCGGGTGGTGCTGCTCTTGGTCAAATGGGTGGACACGGTATTTCTCTCGGTGGCGGTCAAATGATGTCCCATTACTGTGAAGAACATGGCTATGTTATTTCCATGATTGTTATACGCCCTAAGACTGCTTATCAGCAAGGGTTACATAAGTCTCTTTCTCGTTTTTCTCCGTTGGATTATCCTTGGCCTACATTTGCTCACTTAGGTGAGCAAGAGGTTAAGCAAAAAGAGATATTCGCTGCTTCCGCTACTCCCGAAGCGACTTTCGGGTACGTTCCCCGTTATGCAGAAGCCAAATTTGCTAATTCTCGTGTCGCGGGCGAACTCCAGACTACTCTTGATTTTTGGCACCTTGGTCGAATATTTGCTACTGATCCCGCTTTGAATGCTGAATTTATTGAGTGTAACCCGCGTACCGATATTTTTAGTGTTACTGATCCCGATGAGGATCATATTGTCGGTCATATTTTTCACAATGTAAACGTCCGGCGCAAATTGCCGCGTTACGGTATTCCTTCAATCTAATGTGTGATGATCCTTTTTATGTTAATCGCGCATCCGGGGAACGTGTTCCCGTGCCGTGTGGCCGTTGTCCCACTTGCAAATGTCGTCGTGTTGACTCGTGGGTTTTTCGTCTCTTGCAGGAAGAGCGCGTTAGTACCTCGGCCTACTTCGTCACTCTTACATATGACAGTAGGTTCGTTCCGATTAGTGAGCATGGTTTTATGACTTTGGACAAAGAAGATTTTCAAAAATATATGAAACGTCTTCGTAAACTTTGTTCAGATTCTAAGTTAAAGTACTATGCAGTTGGTGAATATGGTTCTACCCGTAAACGTCCGCATTATCATGCGATTATATTTAATGTTCCTGACAAGGAACTACTTTATAAGGCGTGGCATATAGACGATGTTCCACGTGGAACATGTTATGTAGGTACTGTTACTGGTCAATCCATCGCTTACTGTATGAAGTACATTGATAAACCTCGTACCCGTCCAGATCATTCCCGTGATGATCGTTTACCTGAATTTGCTTTGATGTCTAACGGTCTTGGCTCGTCTTATATTACGCAAGAAACAGTTAATTATCATGCTGCTGATTTATCACGTATGTATGTTACTGTTCCGGGCGGTTATCGGAAAGCGTTACCTCGTTATTATCGTAATCTTATTTATACTACTGCTGAAATGGAGCAACAGATTAGTCTGGCGCAGCAAGCATCTGAAAAGGCTGATGAAATGTCTCGTCTTCATTTTGAACGTATTTATAAGGGTTCTGATAGTATTACTTATGAGCAATGGAAGGAAAATCGCCGACTTGGTCGGTATACACAATTTTACTCACAACAAAAATCTCGCGACTTATGAGAGATTTCCCAATTACATGGAACAATGCTGTTCGTTCCAAGGGGGAAGTGAACAGACTTCCCTCTATGACTATTCCTAATCAGGTTCTTACTATGGATGAACTTGTTAAACGTTATGTCCGTGGTGATCCTAACGTTACTCAGTTTCAACCTGTGTATTCTGATAATGATGATATGCCAAATATCGAAACTATGGATGAGATGGAAAAGGTTGCACTTGCTCGCGCTCTTAAGGATCGCAATATTGAAGATTTGGCAGTTATGAAGGCTAATGAGGCTGCTCGTCGTCGTCAGAAGAAGATTGATGAGGCAATTGTTGAGGTAAAACAGGAACTTCCTCCTGTTAATGATTAGTTAATGTTATGTTAAAGGCGGATGTGTGCAACGCAAAGGGTATCCGCTCAGGATACCCGGCGGGTTGCACACAACGCAAACAAGCGCAGCGCGTTAGGTGTTATCTAAAACACTAATATGTGCGAAGCACTAAAGCCATAATTCCCTTGATGTATTATGGCTGAATGACACCGGCATTAAGCAGGTCTTTGAAATGAGAGTTAAACAACGTACTTTAGCGTAGCGATTGGGAGTTGTCCTACTCGAATGTTCTTTGACCTGCTGGCCCGTCATTCTTTTTTCTCACTTTTTAACTTCTTAAAAATGGCTAAGGTTTCTAAACCTGTTCCTGTTCAACAGGAACTATTTTCTGAGCCGCTCACAGCGGCGGAACTTCTTGAACTTGTTAATGACAAATTGACTATTCTTGCTTTTGCTACTGGTCGTCTCGAAACAACTGCTCGTAATCTTTCTGCGATGGTTGCTAATGGTACTGAGTTGAAATATTCTTATGAATTTTTTTCACCTACGACTGTTGACACTATGCTTCAGTTAAAACTTCTTGTCTGATGCCTATTCCTATTGCTGCTCTTGCTGCTGCTGCTCCTATTGTGAGTGGCGCTATTGGTTCTGCTTCTACTTCCGCTACTAATG